ACAACAAGCTACTCAACAGCCTCAAGCCGCTGGTGGTCAACCAGCAGGAGTGGGACCAGTTCAATAACTATATAGAAGATTTAATTAAACAACAACACAAAACTATAGAACAGGCAGATGATAGTACTGTAGTTTTCAGGGCGCAAGGTTCTATACACACTTTGCGTAGATTACTTTTACTTAGGGAAGAAGTATTAAAGAATGGGACTACTTAGTTTAGGAAATAAACTTTCTAAAGTATCAAAAAAACTTAATGCTATGGATTTATCTAATATAGATACTCCTGCAGTAGATAAATCTCCTAAAGTCTTGGAAGACGTTCCTTTAAATTTAAAACTAACTAATGTAGATAATGATTTGTCAGACGAAGCATTAGAAATGTTAGGTGATGAAAAGGCAATTAAAGATTGGAAAAACAACAATAAAGTACCAATAGAAGAATCTAAAAGAAGAAAACAAAGAAAGTTTGCAAAACAAGCTAGAGATTTACAACAAGGAATAATGTCTGGTCCTGAATATAGAAAGTATATAAAAGAAAATCAACCTGCTACATCTTTTACTTTTGATGATTTACAAACAATGTTACCTAACTTTAAACAAATTGTAGGGGCTTTAACAAAAGATAAATCTGATAAAGGTATACTAGGATTAAACAGTAAATTAGAAAAAGGTAGTATTGTAAGTTCTCGTTTAGATATACCAGCATACAATGAACACAATGTATGGGTAACTAGTATTGTAGATAAAGTAAAAGGAAAACTTTATGGAAGAACTGCGGTACTTAAAGATGTAAATTTTGATATGACTAATGAAGGTGCTAAACAGTTAGCTCTTGACATAGCTACAGAAAAAAAGAAAACTATAAAAAGATTAAACAAAGAAACAGGAGAAAGAGTAGCCAAAGAAGAAACACAAACTAAAACTCCTTTTGCTACTATGAAGGGTAAATGGCAAGACGTTAGTGATAAAAATGCTTTTTCTTTAGCTAAAAAATATATTAATGATCCTGATTGGATACAAGTAGGTTTTAATCCAGAAAGACATAGTTTCTTTTATGATAAAGTTAGTATGTTACCTGTGTTTGAAGCAGAAGAAGTTGTACAAGTTGGTGCATTAGTTTTGGCAAAAGTTAAAAAATTAAATACCCCAGAGCTACGTGCTGAAAGAATAAAAAAATTAAAAAAACTTAGAATTACAAATATGCCAGAGGGTTCTAAACCTTCTACATTTAATAAAGGTGGAGTAGTACCAATGAATAACCAAATGAGTTTTTTTGGAGAAGGTGGCCTTAAAGATGAAGGTGGCGAAATAGATGAAGTCTCTGGTAATGAAGTACCTATTGGTGGTACTAAAGAAGGTGTACGTGATGACATACCTGCCAATGTAAGTGAGGGTGAGTTTATATTTCCTGAAGATGTAGTTCGTTTTATTGGTCTTGACAAACTTATGAAAATACGTCAAAATGCTAAAATGGGTTTAAAGAAAATGGAAGCTATGGGTCAGATGGGTAACTCTGATGAAGCTACTATAGATGACGATATGCCTTTTGAAATGGCTGACCTAATAGTTGTAGGCGGTAAAGGTGAACCTATGAAGTTTGCAGATGGTGGGTTTGTACCTGTGCAAAACTTTCAAGAAGGTGGTCAAGTAACATTACCTACAGCACCTGTACCTACATTTAATCCTGACGAAGTAGCTGATTATGATGCATACATGAGTAGTGTATCAGTTGAAGTAAAAGTATATGTTAATGCAGATGGAGAAAAAATAAATGTAACATTTATTGATGGTGTACCTACACTTCCTATTGAGCCGGGATATACTCTATACGTTCCACCAGAGGAAGGTGCAGAAACTACAACAGAAGAAGAAATTGCTGCTGCAATTAATAATAAAAATAGAGATAGGGATACTGAACCCTATAGAGAATCTACTGCACCAAAACAAATAAACTATGCAGCATTGTCACCAGAAGACTTTGCAGCTAGGATGGAGTATGAAAGTAGTAAAGGTTATAGATTACAAAAAGCAGTAGCACTAGGTATATCATCTTTAGTTCCTTTTGGTGCTGGATTAGCATACGGAACTATGCGAGGTCATGCTAGACAAAGTGAAATACGTTTAAATGAAATGATTGCAAATGCAACAACTGAAGAATTAAAAGCTAAATATACTACAATACGTGATAATTTTTTAAAGGCAAATGGATTACAACCTTCTTCAGAATCTGGTGTAATAGCCAAATGGGTAGATAGCTTTCTTGTAGGTAGTGGTATTAATCCTGAAGCAGCTACAGATGCAGCAAGTGCAGTTAATGCGTTTACTCAAGTAGGATCTTACTCAATAGAGTCTGATAAATTAGCTCAAGTGTTAGCTGATCCTAACTTTGAACAAATAGATTTAGATGCAGCAAAAGAACAGAGTTACCAAATGGGTAGACAATATGCCTCTCAACTAGAAGCTAATGCTCAAATGTTTCCTAATGATTTGCTGTCTACTCCGGGTAGCTTAGTTGACGGTAATGTACAATCAGATAAGTATCCTACTTTAGGTCAAGTAAAAGGTTCACCTGCATCACAACGTGGAGCAGAGGTGCAAGGAACTAATGATCCTAGATTATCTGCAGGTGTAGATCCATTTGCACCTCCAACAAAAGTAAAAAATAATTTAACTTTAGATGACGTTTATACTAGACAAGCTAATCAACAAATGACTCCTCTTGCTGTTTCAATAAGAGAAAAAGGTTCACCTGCACCTGTACAAACAGGTGATCCAAATATAGTTACAGATACAAGCAGTGTAGGTCAAAGACCTGCTACTTATGACCCTGCTCAGTTTGGTAGAGGAGAACCTGTAGCACAAAAGAAATCTAACGATGGGCTTTTTCAACAAAAAACTATTGCTGGTTTTGGGAGTAAATTATTAGATTTAGCTCAAGGTAATTATTTTAAAGAAGAAGAAACTCCATCTGTTACTTCTACAGAACCTTATACACCACAACAGTTTACTAATCAATTTTCTGTTCCTAATCAGCAACTACCAGAGTCAATTCCTCAACAACAACAAAGCGCATTTACTGGACCTACATTTGATACAGCGCAACAAACAACGGAAGCATTTGATCAAGGCGTATTACGTTCTCCTGTAGTTTCTACTGATGTAGTTGCTACTGATCCAAGGGGTACTCGTGCAGGAGATTTAGGATACAGTTCTTTAAATCAAGCAAACACTACAACTGATACAGGTACTGAATTTACAAAACCCGATGTTAACTTAACAGAATCAATGGTTGATCCAAGAGCTATATACCCAGAAGGTATGGACCCTAGCAAAATTAAATATACTCCACCAAAGGTTTCAGAAACTCCTATAGTTACTACACCTAAAGTTCCTAACACTACATATCAAAATGTATTTAATAAACTAACTCCCGGTGATGGTAAACAATACGTTAATGGTAAATTATTAGATGATGCAGGTAATCAAGTAAATACTTTGTATCAACAAACTGCTAACTTGTTTACTCCTTTTGATGGTAAAGAATATGAAAATGGTGTACTTGTAGATTCAGAAACTAAACAACCTATTACACAAGCTACACAAGCTGCAACTGTAGCAGAACCTAAAAGAACGGAAGTATGGAAAGATAAACTTTCTGGTGCTGCATTACGTGCTGCACAAGATGCAGAAAAAGCAAACTACACAGGAAGTACTGCAAATGATTTTGCTATTGGTGTAATATCTGATGGTAAAACTAAAGGTGTACTTGCAAATGCAGAAGGAAAAGTTATTAGAGATGCTAACAACAGAACTGTTTATGTTGACGCTGAAGGAAAACAGTATGTAAAAACTGGTATTCTTGGTACGGGTAGAGAAGCACCTACAGGTACAGTAAATTCAAATAAAGAAGATAGCGGAGAAAGTAAACAACAATTATCTGCACCTACAGTTTCTGTAAAACCAAAAGTAAGAAAAGAAGATAGCGGAGAAAGTAAACAAAAAACTTCTACACCAAAAATTAAAGAAGAATCTATTAAAAGCAAAATAAGTAGAGGTGGCGGTTTTAACAAAGGTGGGTTAGCAAGTAAACCTATAAAAACAAAAAAGACTAAGAAACGTGGTTTAGCGGCACGTTAGTAATCCGTTAAATATGAACTGGCTACTCACCCCCCTTACAACACATAGGCTACGGTGGCCCCAGAACAGGAACTAAAATGGAAAATCAAATAGTAGAAGCACAAGAAGCACCAAAGAGTATGATGATGCAGCGTAAGAGTAGAGTACGTGAACGTGCAGATAAAGATGAAGAAGAACTAAAAGAGTTACTAGCAGAACAAAATAATACAAAAGAAGAGGCAGAGGCAAAAGCTAAAGAAGAAGCAGAGCCTGATACTGCAGAAGAAAGAAGCTACAAGAAACGATATGCAGATCTACGTAGAGGATCACAAAAAGCTAAAGAAGAATTAGAAACTCGTATTGCTGCATTAGAAACACAGCTTAAACAAAGCGCAGCACAAGAGATTAAACTGCCTAAGTCAGATGAAGACATTGATAGTTGGGCAAAAGAATATCCAGATGTAGCAGCCATTGTAGAAACTATTGCAATTAAAAAGGCACGTGAACAACAGGCTGGCTTAGAGGATAAAGTAAAAGAGATAGACGCCATGCGTGAGACTGCCTCACGTGAACGTGCAGAAGTAGAGTTATTAAAAGCTCACCCTGACTTTGGCGAAATACGTGACAGTGATGAGTTTCACGATTGGGCAGAACAACAGCCTAAGTGGGTACAAGAAGCTCTATATGAGAATGATAACGATGCAAGGTCTGCATCACGTGCGATTGATCTGTATAAAGCAGACATGAACATATCAACAAAGAAACCTAGCAACAATAAAGATGCTGCTAAGTCTGTAAGTACTCGTAATACTAGAAGTCAACCAGACGCTGAATCAAACAATAATAAATTGTCAGAGTCAAAGGTAAATAAAATGTCTACTAAAGAGTACGAAAAACATCAAGACGAAATCATGGAAGCTATACGAAGTGGTAATTTTATTTACGATATTTCGGGTAGCGCACGATAAAAGGCTTGACAATACGAGTATAAAGAATATAACTATATACATCGGGTTTAATGCGGCCCCATTTATGGACTACCCGCATTAGCTCATCTTCACAAACATAAATAGTTCTAGCGATTACCTAATATCTTTGGCCCGTTATATAGAAGGTCGGCCAACTTTCTACAATAATGTTACCCAATAGAGTTAGCCTCATTAAAAACGATTTTAGTTTGTATCTGTGTCTCAATGCAAAGGATAATACAATGGCATTTACGACAGCTACGGGTTATGGAAATCTACCAAATGGTAATTTTAGCCCGGTCATTTACAGCAAACAGGTACAGCTTGCGTTCCGCAAAGCTACTGTCTGTGGTGACATTACTAACTCCGATTATTTCGGAGAGATAAGTGGTCAAGGCGATACCGTCAAGATCATTAAAGAACCAGAAATTTCTGTTTCGCAGTCTGCACGTGGCACGAATGTCACAGCACAGGATTTACAGGACGAAGACTTTTCATTAGTCATTGACAAAGCTAACTATTTTGCTTTCAAGATGGACGATATTGAAGAAGCTCATAGTCATGTAAACTTCATGGATCTCGCATCTAATCGTGCTGCATACCGTTTGGCAGATCAACATGACCAAGAAGTTCTTGGATACATGGCTGGTTATGCACAGTCTTCATTGCACTCACAAGCTGATGGACTGAACTCAACTGTAAACGGTACTAAAGCAGTATCAACTGCAGGATCGAATGAGTTGCTATCTTCTATGCAACTTCATAAGGGAGACTTTGGGAATATTACTACTAGTTCCGCAGGAACACACTCTATTCCTTTAGCTGCACGTTTACCGGGTGCGACTGCACTTCCAACGGCAACTGCTTCACCAGCTATGGTTGTAGCACGTATGGCTCGTTTACTTGATCAACAGCAAGTAGATAAGCAAGGTCGCTGGTTAGTGGTAGATCCAGTATTTATGGAAATCTTAGCTGATGAAGATTCACGCTTTATGAACGCAGATTTCGGTGAATCAGGTGGATTGCGTAATGGTCTTTCCATTAACAACTTCCACGGCTTCCGTGTATACTCCTCGTCTAACCTGCCATCAGTAGGTACTGGACCGGGAACTACAGGTTCTGCAAACCAACTGACTAACTTCGGCGTTGTCGTAGCTGGTCACGATTCTGCTGTAGCAACTGCAGAGCAGATCAATAAGACAGAAACATACCGTGACCCTGACAGCTTTGCTGACATTGTTCGTGGTATGCATTTATACGGCAGGAAGATTCTTCGTCCAGAAGCAATCGTAACTGCTCGTTATAACGCAGCGTAGGGGGGATATAAATTATGGCTACTTATGACATGACTTCCGTTGATACCGCTGGTGTTGGAGCAAACGTTTTAGCTGTTCCAACTAACGTTGGTAACACTGTACGAACCATTGAAGCAATCCTAGATATTGATGCAATGGTAACTGCTGGTTACTCTGGTGCAGATGGAGACATCTTTCAATTGCTTGAAATCCCTGCCGAATCAGTAGTTGTTGCTGCTGGTGCAGAAATAATGAAGTCCTTTACTGCAAGTTGTACTTGTAATATTGACTTTGCTGGTGGAGATGACATTATTGATGGTGCTGCTCTTGACGCTGCCGCTGGTACGTATCTTGCAAAAGGTACTAATGGCGAAGCTAACGTTGTGAATACAGGAGCAGCTTCAACTTTTGCTGCCGCTGCACTTGCATGTGTTAGTGCTGCTGATACTATTGACGTAGTTGTTGCGGGTGCTGCACCTGCTACTGGACGCCTACGGGTATACGCAGTAATTGCAGACGTTTCTGCCGCAATGACAGAAGCCGCAGTCGCCCAGCGTGATCTGGTATAGTACTAAACACTACTTTGGGGCTGGCATGTCGCTGGCCCCATTGACGCATCCAAAGGAAACTTAATGGCATATACATACTTAGATATTACAAATGAAGTCATTGCTCGTTTTAATGAGGTTGCCCTTACATCTTCTAACTTTACTGCAGCTAGAGGCTTTCAAATACAATGTAAAAATGCAATAAATGATTCTATTGATTATATTAATACCAGTGCATACAGTTGGCCCTTTAATCATTCTACTAAAACAGATACACTTGTTGCTGGTACTACCCGATACAGCATACCTACTACGGCTAAACATGTAGACTACGATACCTTTAGACTTGTAAAAGATGATTCATTAAGTGTAGGTGGTGGAAGTTTAAACGTTTTAGATTACAAAGATTACCTAGATAGTTTTATTACACAGGAAGATCAAACAGACGTAGGTAGTGTACCTCGTAGTGTTTTTAGAACTCCCGATAATAACTATGGTTTATATCCTTATCCTGATAAAGCATACTCTTTAAAGTATGAATTGTATTCATATACAACTTCTTTATCTGCAGCTACGGATGTTCCTGTAA